AACTATATTGAAGACTTAACTATCAAAGCAACTGCAAGGATCAATGAAAAGATCAGGCAAAGTGCTAGATGGAGAGAATATTTGGGATTTGCTGGTGCTGGATATGACAGCATCAACAATCTCCCTCAGTTCAAAGGAATCAATATAAAGAGTAGACAAAGCGACTTTACTGATATGTGTTGTTACTATACATTAAAAGAGTATTTGTTGCCCAAAGTTGCTGATTTTGGTAATCCAGAATCATCAGAAGTGCAAAAAATACAATACTATGATGATAAGTTTAATGACCTATTCAGAGAATTGACAAATGTCTTTGATTACTATGACAGTGATGAGGACGGGGTTGTCGAAGACGGTGAGAAGATGGTTAGATTCAGTCTAACTAGACGAACACGTGGTCGTAAAAATGTTACTAGGGTAAGATAATGGCATTTAGAGACACTCTCAAAGCGAATTTGGACATAGCACTAGCATCTACTAACGTAAGTGTTAGTGCTGAGCTTCCATATTCCAGTGCAGGTGAGGCTCTTTATCTAAAAAACATGAAATTCGTGTATATAGATGAAGACAACATCTCTAAAACAGTATTATTCCCCACATTGGATAAGTCTGATGTAACAGAAACTACTACTACAGTCACAGCATATTTGGCAGTTGATGCCAAAAATGATTTAAGTGACATAGACACAATTATTAGCAGTATTCTAAACAGCAGAAATGCCGTTTCAGGACAAACTGTAAATGAATGTGAAATGACAACTGATATTGAAGCAGATGTATTGACCTATACATTTAATTATAATTTTATTACGGTATAATAAAGGAGAACTAACATGCCAGCAACACCAATTAATGTAAGTGCAGCCAATGAGGCAGTCTTACATCTATCAGCAACTAGTGGCGATGAGGCTAATGTAGCCGCAAACGCTTTAGTTGTTCCAGGTATGCAGGATATTACTATCAACAATTCAACAGGTGTGTTTAGATTTAAAACTTTAGACTCAACTGCAGAATCGGCAGTAACAACTCCGGCAACTAACCAATTAAGTCTCAACTGTATTGTTGATTCTACAGCATTCTTCGGAACCGGAACAGGTGGCGATGATGATGCTAAAGAAAATGGCTTATTTGGTGTTAGTAAAAATAAAACCAAAGTATTCTTTAACGTATACTTTGATGGAACAGACACAGATTCTATATTCCTTTCAGGATCAGGATTTGTATCTGGACTAGCACCAACAGTTAATATGGATAGCCCAGTTTGGGTTACACCAGTAACTATTGAGGTAGATGGAGACTTTACGCAACACACAGTAGCGTAAGGACTTACCTAAAACAGTTTGTGGGGGGTTTAGGCCCCCTACATTTTAGGAGAATATATGAAACAGAGAACTAAAGATCGTGCAACAGAATGGCTTAAAACAGCCAAAGGCAAAGATACATTTAGAATTAATACTGTGCCACACACTATAAAAGAAATAGAAGATCTTTTAGGTGGCAAACCAGTAGTAGAAGTTAAAGAACACATAAATACAGATATAGAGGAAGAAAGTTATGGAGATATGGAACAGGAACACCACGAAGGACATACTGAAGAGTCTGGAGAGTGAACTAGCCAAAGCAGTTAATGAACTTAACTGTGCAAAAAGAGATGTAGACAAAGCATCAAATCGTGTAGCATTCTGTTTAACAGGATTACATGAAATTAAACATAGAGATATAAAGGAGTAAGATATGAAATTAGCAGAATTAAGTAAAAAACCAGAATTAATCAAAATCACCATTAACAAAAAAGAAATTGTTAAAAAATACGGTGAAGAACTAGAATTCCACATATATGACAGACAACCTTTGGATGTGTTCACTAAATTAGCGAACGCAGAAAAAGACATGACTGGCATGACTGAAATGATACAGGATATGATTCTAGATGATTCAGGTGCTAAAATTGTTAATGATGACAAAGTATTACCATTAGATGTATTAATGGAATGTGTGTCAGAAATAACAAATAGATTGGGAAAGTAACTACCCATAGAATTCGCGAGGGTAGTGCAGAAACAAATTTATTGTTATTGCTGGATACTATGGGTAAACGATATGGTAAATTACCCAGTGAATTATTTTTAAAAGCAGACACATTTGATTTAATGGTTATGGATACTGCTATAGGTTATGAAGCGATTCAACATGATAAGCAAAATAACAAAGTAAATCCAAGAAGTTATGACGAAGAAGAATTAATGGATAGATTAAACAAAGTAAGAAATGAAAATTAAAATTGACAGCACTATTTTTAAAAAAAGAATGGAAAAGTTAATTGATATTCCAGAACTTACTATGGATAAAGCATATCCTGTTTATAGAAACGAAACACCTATTCGTAGTGGTAATGCTCGTAATAAAACAAAGCATATAAGGTTAAAATTAAAAAGTAATTATCCTTATGCTGGTAGGTTAGATGAAGGTTGGAGTAATCAAGCACCAAAAGGCTTCACTAATCCTACAATAGACTTTATAAAAAAGTTTATTAGAAAACAGGTGAGTAAAGTATAATGGCTAAAGATATTAGAGTAACATTAGAACTAGATAATAAGCAATATAATAGATCTATAAAGGAAAGTCAATCTACGACTAAAAAATTTGCATCAGAGACTAAAACAAGTTTAGGTGGATTGAAGACTGCTTTTGCGGGTTTAGTTGCGGCCATTGGTGTTAGAGAAGTTATAAGTTTAAGTGACGAATTTAGTAATCTAAGAAACAGATTAGTAGCAGTAACAGGCAGTCAAGAAGATGCCGCTAATGCATTAGACTTAGTAAATCAAGTTGCGGCACAAAGTAGAAGTGACATAGGTAGTGTTGCAAGTTTGTTTGCTGACTTAACAGTTGCTACAAGAGATTTAGGAACCAGTCAACAAGAAATAGCAGATGTTACTCGTGTGTTCTCACAAACACTACAAATATCAGGTGCTGACGCAGGTGCGGCCGCTGGTGCTATAAGACAGTTTGGTCAAGCATTAGCAAGTGGTGTATTACGTGGTGACGAATTCAATAGTATTGCAGAAACAAACAGTTTCTTCATGTTACAATTTGCAGATAGTCTAGGTGTGCCTATAGGTAAATTAAGAGATCTTGCTAAAGAAGGTAAACTAACAGCAGATTTAATTTTACAAGCAACACAAGATATGAAGGCCCAAGTCGAGGCAGATTTCAGTAATACAGCAACTACAGTAAGCCAAGCATTTACAAGTTTACGTAATAGTGTTATAAATTTGTTTGGAGAAATAGAAGGCGAAACCGGTGTATTTGAAGGCTTAGCAGGTGCAATTCAAGGATTAGCAGATGCAATTAATAATGTAGATATAAAAGGATTTATTGATATTTTAGACGAATTAGTGTATATCGCAGGATTATTAATAAGTGTCTTTGGTATGAAGGGTATGTTAAGTGTTTTATATAAGGTTCAAGGTGCATTTATAGCCGCAGGTGGTGTATTTGCTTCAACAGGTAAAACATTATTTTCATTTAACAGAGGAGTAGTAGCAGCCAAACAAGCATTAAAAGGATTATTTGGTGTCTTGACATTAGGTTTTGGTTTCAAAGGTAAAGGTGGCTTTTTTGGTGCAATGGGTATGGCAGTTGCAAATGTTGGTAGAGTTTTACTAAGATTTGTTATTGGTCCTTTAGGTGCTTTATTAACAGGTTTAGAATTATTAAGTTTAGCCAGTAAAGCATTGGGCGGGCCGGACTTTATGGCAGGACCTAGAGATGCAATCATAGGTTTCGGTAAAGATCTTTTAGGCTTTAATGAAGATTTAGAAGAAACAAATGAAAATATAAATGACTTATTAAATCCTGATGAAAACGGCGGCGGTGGCGGCGGTGGCGGCGGGTCACAATTAGATGATAGATTACAAAAGTTTAAAGAAAGTCTAGATGCTTTAAAAGTCACAACACCTGAATATCAGAAAAAATTAAAAGAGTTAAATGAAACATTTAGTAAAGACACAGTAGCAGAATTAAGATTATATAATCAGGCTTTATCTGCATTAAATCAGGCTTTTCCAGAACAAGCAGAAGAAATTAAAAAATTAATTGCAGAACAAGAAAAGTTAGCAGAAAAACAAGCAGAATTAAAATTATTAGAAGAACAGGGTAAACAAGCAATAAGCAATTTCACTGAAGGACTAAAACAACAATTCTTTACTACAGAAGAATTAGAAGAAAAACAAAGTGAACTTAATGCTTTATTAAGCAAATATCCTGAACTAGCAAATTTAATAGCAGATGCACAGGATAATTTAAATCAAAAATTTAGTGATAACGAAGGTATTAATAACTTCTTAAATACACTAGCAACAGCACAAAAATCATTAAGTGAAGACTTAGCAACAGCATTATTAGAAGGAGAAAAACCTTTAGAAGCATTTAAAAATTTCTTTAAGAAAATAGTTCAACAAATACTAGCAGACATAATAAGATTAATGATAATTCAACCTATATTAGGTTCTATACTAGCACCGTTTGGATTAGGTTTTGGCACAGGTGGAAGTATTGTAAGGAATAAAGCAGTTGGTGGGCCTGTAATGAAGGATAAGCCTTATATTGTTGGTGAAAGAGGACCAGAGATGTTTGTGCCTAATTCAGCAGGAAGTATTATGCGTAATGATCAAATGGGCATGGGCGGTGCAGTAACATATAATATACAAGCAGTTGATGCCAGAAGTTTCCAACAACTAGTTGCAAGTGATCCTGAATTTATATTTTCAGTAACTGAAGCAGGCAGAAGAAGAATACCAGGGAGATTTTAATGAGTTTACAAACAATTATAGATAACGCAACGTTTTTAAATATAAACAAAAGACGTGTAGTTGCTTCAAGTATAAGTCGTAGTGGACATTACAAAACAGCGGAAAGGTCTCCTTCACCATATAGTTTTACTGTAGGTGCACCACAAGGATTTACATATTCCACAAACAGAGGTGTATTAGAAGATTTAGATTCCACAGATAGAATTACCGAAGTGCAAATAAACATAGGTGCAACAAATAGTGCATTAAGTTATCTTACAGATTATCAGGGCAGTCTAAATGCATCACAAGTAGGACAAATTACATTAAATTCAGTAAGTGGAGCAAACATTTATTTAGATACAACAAGTGTAACAGGTTCTCCCAGTGGAGATATGTTTAAAAAAGGTGATTTTATTTTATTAGAAGGTAATACAGCAACATATAGATATCCTTATCAAGTTACAAGTGATGTTGCATTTAGCGGTGGTAATATTACAATACCTGTGCATAGACCAGTATTAAGTCAAACAGGAGTAGCATTAACAAGTGGCGGTATAGCAGTAGGAAATAATGTAACTTTCCAAGTAAAATGTGTAAACATGCCCACATATACAGTAGTTCCACATGATTTAGTGGAATTTTCCGATAATTTTGAATTTATTGAAGTAATTATATAATGAGCACAAATATACCAGCAGTTCAGGGCACACATATATATCCAGTCACACTTATTGACTTGGATTTGAACGGAAATGTATATTATTTGAGCGATGCATTTAAATCTTTTACGGTAGGAAGTGACACTTATACAGAATTAGGTGCTTTTTTAAGTTTATCACCAATAGATGACAATTTAAGAGTAACAAATGGTGATATTTCCGTAACTTTATCAGGTATACCAAGTAGTTCAACCGGTTCTGAAGTAAATTATTTGCAATTAATACTTACAGAGCCTATAAAAGGCGGAAATATTACTATAAAACGTGCATTTATGGATTCTGATACTAATTTATTGGATACTGGCAATGTTTATACACGTTTTAAGGGTGTAATTACTAATTTTAGTATAGGTGAAGACTTTAATTTTATATCTAAAAAGAATGATTATAGTGTAACTGTAGTATGTGCAAGTATAAACACACTTTTGGAAACAAAAATATCAGGACAAAGAACAGACCCCACAGACAGAGCAAGATTCTTTCCAAATGACCAAAGTTTTAATAGAATACCAGACTTAAAAAACATAAGTTTTGATTTTGGTAAAGAATATGTAAGACCTAGCACATATGGTAGTGGTAGTAACAGTGGAAGATCAGGAACTGGTAGGAACGCAAGAAGATAATGAAAATTAGGGCGGCGACACAAAATGATTGGCCAGATATAAAAAGGCTAATGGTGGATTTTGCAAATTTTAACCCTGTAGAAGATTTACAAAAACCACAATATAATCCTAAACATGTGGATACAGTATTAGATTATATTTGTAAGAAAGGTGTTGCAATAGTATGTGAACATAATGGAAGAGTCGTAGGAATGCTTCTAGCGACCATACAGGGCGATTTATGGCTACCACATGTCAAACGTATGACTGAAGTTGCTTGGTGGGTAGAAGAAGAATACAGGGGCACTACAGCAGGTGCTAGATTATTAAAATATTATATGGGTGTAGGTATTGAAATGAAAGAACAAGGGTATATCAGTAGTTTTACTCTTACTACATTAGCAACTACACCGGATTTGAAGTTAGATAAAAGAGGTTGGACTCCAATAGATTTCAACTGGGTATTTGAAGGTTAAATTATGGCAGTATTTACAGCAATAGGAACAGCAATAGTAGGTGCAATTACAGGCGCCGGCTATGCCGCAACAGCGGCCGCAATCGCGGCTGGTAGTTTGGGAACCACTTTGGCAGTAGGTGTTATAAGTGGTGGTTTAGCCTATGCAACTGCAAAAGTTACTGGTGTATTTGATCCACCAGATATAAGCACACCAGAAGATCAAGGTGTTAAAATACAAGTAGCACCAGATACTAACAATAAAATAGGTATTGCTTATGGTAGAAACTTTATGAGTGGTCCTATTACAGATATGGCTATATCCAATCAGAATGATACTATGCATTTCTGTATAACACTAAGTGAATATGTAGATGGTGCAACTTATACAGTAAATGAAATATTCAGAGATGCCGCAACACTAAATTTCCAAAGTGGTAATGCACAAGTGCAATCTGTAACACAACAAAACCAAAGTGCAGAAAAAGATTTTGAAGGTAAGATTAGAGTAAGAGTATATGCAGGTAGCACAGACAGTGGTAATATTATTTTCCCACCTACTGGAGTAGTTGGGCCCGCAACACAAATGATGCCTCATTGGACAAATACTACTGCATACAGTATGGAAGGTCTAGTATTTGCAATGATTGAAGTAGACTATGATGCAGAAGTAGGACTAACCAGTTTAGGCGGATTTAGTTTTGATATAACAAATTCAGTATCTAATCCAGGAGATGTTTTAATTGATTATCTTAACAATGAAAGATATGGATGTGGTTTATCTAATTCTTTAATAGATGTAAATTCAATTACAGGAACTGGTGTTACAGAATTACACGGTTATAGTGATACTAGTGTTACTTATGAAAACAATTTAGGTGCTAATGTAACACAATCTAGATATGCAATTAACGGTTATATTAGCACATTCAATGATTGTGCAACTAATATTAAAAAGATATGTGATGCATGTGCAACATTCTTTCTGTTTGATACAAAGCAGGGTAAATTTAAAGTTATACCAAATAGAACTAGTTCCAGTGTGTTCAGTCTTAATGACGACAACATAGTAAGTAAAATACAAGTTAGTAGCACAGAATTATACAGTTTATTTAACGGTGCTGATGTAGAATTTGCAGACCAAAACAGACGAGATCAAACAAACAGTATAAACATATCTACACCTAGCGGTGACAGAAATCCCAATGAACCAGACAATATTATTAAAATGCGTCTTGATTTAATTAATGATAATATAAGAGCAAGCCAATTAGCAAATTTAGACCTTGCACAGAGCAGAAACGGTATGGTGCTACAGTTAGAAACTGACTTTTCTGGTATGCAAATAGATGTAGGTGATATTGTAGATATCACAAACACAGATTTTGGTTTTAGTGCAAAAGAGTTTCGTGTAATGAAACACCAAGAATTAATTAATGAAGGTGGCATGACTACATGTGGACTTACATTGTTAGAATATAATCCTGATGTTTACAGTGATCCAGATGTAGTAGAATCAAGTGTTCAAGGAACTGTGGAAATACCACGTATACCACAAATTGTGTCTCCTCCTCCTGTAGTATTCAATAATATTATTGCAGATGTTGACCAATTTACACTTACAACTACTGCAAATGCCAACGTAGCAGGATCAGGTGCTATATTTACAGTATTTAAAGATCCTTCAACAGCAACTTATACTGATGTTGTTATTGATAATGGTGGTAGTGGATACTTAGCAACAGACAGTATAGAAGTAAGTGGATCAGTATTAAGAGGTATTGCACCAGATAATAATTTAACATTTGATGTTAATACTGTAGATGGTGGCGGAACAATAACGGGTATAAACAACATAAGCGGTAATGCAAGTGTATATAAAGCACAAACATATGGACAAAGTATTACAAGAGATGCCATTGCAAACATTAGTGTAGGTGGACAAATAGAAGATAAACCTGCAGATGTAACAAGTCTATCAAATAATAATACATTTATTAATTTGTTTAGTGTAAGAAGTTTAGATTTTACAACTGGTATAGGTATTGAACCAGGAGATTATAGTTTTACAAGTGGTATTGTTCCTATAGGCTCTTTACCAGCCAGCACAACAGCAAATGCAGGCATAAGAGCTAATGTAAACATATTATATGCTAATGGTAATGTTCAAACAGAAAGTTTTGATACAGTATATTTAAATTTTGCTACTATTCCAACTATATTAGAAGCAAATAAAAAAATTACTATTGGAACAGGCGCAGTAAGTGGTAACGTTGTAGTAAAAGGATTAACAACACTATCTAATTCACCTGCAGGTGATGTTGGTTTCCAAAATATACGTTATGATATGATTAGAATTAACAAAGGAGATGTATTCTAATGAATAGATATGTAGTTTATAATACTTCTACAGGGCATATTGAAAGTGTTTTGATGTTATCCGATAAAAGTAAGGCTCTTATGCAGTTAGATAACCCTAATACTGGATTTTTACTGGGAAATGTAGCAGATGTAAACAAATATTGCGTAAACGTAGCCACAGACCCTCACACAATAGAATCTAAACCAGCACCTACTATTAACATAGAAGAATATATTAGAGAATTAAGATCAAGATATTTGACATTAAGCGACTGGACACAGGCCGCTGATTCTCCATTAACAGACACAAAAAAAGCAGAATGGGCAACTTACAGGCAACAATTACGTGATTTGCCTGCAGATGCTGATAATTACAGCACAATTGACGATATTGTATGGCCAACAAAACCATAGAAAATCCAATATTAGATAAATATAACAATAATACAAATTTCATTACAATACATTGTGGTGATCTAATCCTACAGGAGCAAGTATGTCAGGCAGATTTTTAGACTTCAAAAGTTATTTAGGCGGTGCAAACAATGTTTTGTTTTTCGAAGCCTTTCCAAGAACACAAAAAACTTATACATATAATTTTGGTGATGATGTAAGCGGATACACATTTACAGCAGATTATCAATCAGTGTTGCTTAATGAAGTTCAATACAATAATATTACGGGTGAACCTAATTTATCATCAACCACAGTAAGTGGATATTTTACAAATACAGCAAATATTTCAAATAGTTTAATTACAACAACTGATGCGTCTAATGGTATAGTTCAATTAACAATACCAGAAAACAGATATACTGGTAACATTTTACCAAGCACAAGAGCAAATGTAGTATGCACAATAGTAAGTTTCCAATGGGTAACAACAGATTCACCAGTGCAACAAGATATGCATAGATATTGTATTTTAGAAAGATTTGATCCACAAGTAGGTAAAGTCCCCGGAGACCCAGCAGACGAACCCACTTTTGTATCGTTAAGATAGGAGTCATAAATGACTGATATAAGTGCTAATGTATCATTTAGTAATATAAGTGTAACTAACACTCCTTCAAATATTACAGTAACTGATGACAGTAACAATGTTGTAAATGTATCAACAACAAATACATTAATAACAGTAGGTTCAACTACAACAAATGTCACAGTGGCAAACGTTGCTACTATATCCAATGTTATATTAAGACAGGCATTAAGCGCCGAGGACTTAGGTGGCGACGGTAGTTTCTCATATTCTAATGTAACAGGTGTATTTACATATACAGGTCCTAATCAAACAGAAGCAAATGCCAGAATTACAGCGGCACCAGACCAAGTAAGGGCACATTTAAGTGTAACAGATACAGGCGGAGACGGAAGCCTTTCATACGATAATAGTTCAGGTGTATTTACATATACAGGTCCTAATCAAACAGAAGCAAATGCCAGAATTACAGCGGCACCAGACCAAGTAAGGGCACATTTAAATGTTGTTAATGAACTTGCAAATGTTACAGTAGACGTATTACAATTTAACGGAGATTTAAATCCTACAACTATTTTATTAGAAGAATTACCTAAAGAATGGGCAAATGGAACTTATATTTCCTTTGCTAATTCTACAAACCCTACCCTAGCAAATATTAATGGCCTTACAAAACAAGTAGGTAATATTACTTCAGGAAGCTCTACTGTAACTTTATATACTAGTTGGCCCGGAACCCCTTTTAATGCTGGTCATGCCAATGCATCACCAGGTGCTGGTTTAACAGCAGAATATAGTCAAACAACAAAGGGTAATATATCATATTCAACAGCAAATGGTAACATAAGTTATGCTGGTGTAAATTTAGATGATATTATAGATATTGTTAATTTTCCAGGTTCTAAAACACAGAGCGGAATATCGGTAATTCCTGATGCTATTAGTCCATTGCAATGGTTTGGTTATGGAAATGCAACAAGTTCAAGTGGATTTACTACTTCAGTTACAAATAGTTTTGGAACAACAAATTATGAGATGGGAGATTTAATATTTGAATCTCGTTATGTGCCAATTAACCAAATAAATGATATAATTTACAAAGAATCTGAAGGTAATGACAACTTAATGTTAGTAAATGCTGGTTCATTTGTAGGTTGGCCTAATAGTGCCGGCACATCAGGAAACAATAAAATACTAGATTTACAAGGATTTCATAATGTAGCAGGTGCTGATAATGATGTTCCTTTAGGTGTTGTTGTAGGTAATGGAACAATTACAGATGATATACAACAAATAGATATTGGACTAAGAAGAGCAGGGTATATGAGAGAATATACTCTAACTATGGTTCAAGATAGCATAGGCGGACATAATTTTACTGCAAACATAAACATAGATGGTAATGTATCTATGGATGTTGCTAATGGATTTATTAATTTTATGGATGATGTATCAAGTCTTAATACAGATCCTGGTGCAATAAACTTAGTTACAATTAAAGAAATTTATAACGTTACAGATGGCACTACTACAACTGATCAAACATCAGTTCTTCCAAAATTATTTATAGATATAAAAAGCACAACAGATATAGGTGCTTTAACAAATGCTCAAGTTCAAGCATTTATTCAGGACAATGGTCTAAATGGTTCTGGAAACATAGCAACAACAGGTGTTGTTACATTTGGTAATAGTGCAACTCAAACGCATAACTTTACAGGTAACGTAGACATTGGCGGTAATGTAGACATAGACGGTATTGTAGACATAGACGGTAATGTTTTTATTGGTGATCAAAGCATTACACTAAATTCAGGTAATGTGGTTGGGGCCTTTGCAAGTATTATAGCAAACAGACCTGGTGCGTTAGCGTCAGTATTACGTTGGAACGAATCTATAGACAATTGGGAATTTACAAACAATGGTTCTACATATAAAAGCCTTATCGGTAAAACAGATTTAAGTGTAACTCAAGCAAGTGCCAGTGGCGCAGGAACTTTAGCATATAACAATGGAACAGGTGTGTTTACATATACACCACCAGACTTATCAGCATTTGGCTTAACAAATGCTCAAGCACAGGCCTTTATACAAGACAATGGATTAAATGGTAGTGGTGATATCACTATGACAGGCACAGCGACTTTTGGTAATAGTGCAACACAAACCCATACATTTACAGGCAACGTTGATGTAACAGGAAATATAGAAGTC